CTCTTACTTGGTGTAGACGCATTAGTCTCCATTTCAGATTTATACTCACCCATATTGTTGATGAGACCTTTTGCAATAATCGTTTTGTTACCTTTTCTTGTAGCGCGCAATATTTCGTAGCCTACAATATTTGGTATATCATTACCATCATTGTCAGTTGCTAAAGCACCTACTGTGTCAAGTGCTATTACTCCCTCAGGTAACTTTTTAAATGATGATGATGATGGATCATACCAATACTTATCCATTTCTACTGTATCTTCACAGTCATGCCATTGTAAATCTGGATGGGTTTCAAACTCATTACCTGCTTCTACTACTTCTAATACTCTATAGCCAGAGTTATTTTTACCTCTAGGCTCTATTGTATTTACTAATGCTTTTTTTGCCATTTAATAACTCCTATTAATATTCAACAATTACTACTCCTGCAGCACCTGCAGCACCTGGATTGCTATTTTTATAATTATTACCTGAAGCTCCTCCTCCATAAAGGTTTCCTGATCTAGCAGCACCAGTAGTACCAGCAGGACCACCTCCTCCTCCTAATATTGAATTTCCGCCATTTCCAACTAAAGTCATTGGAGTATTGACGTAAATAGAATATCCTCCATCACCTCCTCCTGAGTTTGCAGCTCCACCTGAGCCTGATCCTCCTGCTCCTCCTGCAGGGGGATTATTAGCTTCACCAACTAAGCCTGGTGATCCTCCAGTAGCTGAACAGTATGCTCCAAAAGAAGAAGTACCTCCTGCTGATGCTGAGCTATTACCAGTAGCCCCTCCTGCTCCTACAGTCACGGAAACAGAGTTGACATTTGTTAAATCAATAACTTCAATAGCAGCTCCACCACCACCGCCGCCTGATGTTAGATAATTACTATTAACAGTGTTTCCTCTAGGACCTCCACCACCACCACCAACTACTGTTACTTTGACTTTACTAACATTAGTAGAATCAAAAGTACCTGATGAAGTAAAGACTTGCATGTTAGAAAAACCACCGCCGCCTGAAGCAGATATAGTAATAGATCCAGTATTAGCTGAAACAGATATACCTGATCCTGCTGTAATATCAGTAACACCTGTATTGGTAATAGTAACATCACCTGTGCTAGCAGATAAAGATATACCAGCACCTGCGGTTACAGAGGTTACTGCAACAGTGGTAGCTAATGCAGCAGATGTCCAATCAGTTCCTGTAGATGTTAAAAAATTACCTGCAGCACCTGGTGCAACATAACCTAAAACATCCGCATTAAGAGCAACGCCTAATGCAGCTCTAGCACTAGCAGCAGTAGCTTCACCTGTACCGCCTGCAGCGATAGGAAGAGTATCTCCTGATACACCTGTTTGCAAGTCTTTTATTTGTGACATTAATGCACGAATAGCATTATTTATGCCACTTGGTGGGCATCCTTCATCTATGTTAATTCCAGCAATATCGGTGTTTAAGTTAGCACCGGCACTGGTAGATGAATAATCTGATATTTTATCTTTTGACATATTTTACCTCTTATTGATTAATCCATGTATTAGAAGATGCTGATACTTCTGTCCATGTATCTGAAACAGGTGTAACATCATTCCATGTGTCGCTTTCAGGTGTAGTATCTGACCAATTCTCACCTATTATAATTCCATTTGCCACAATAAATGCTCTACCATTTACAGTAGCGTTCATAATCTGAACTTTACCACCTAAGCAAGTAACACTTGCTAATCCTGTAATTGTAGCAACACCTTGTGCAATTTTACCACCTAGTGCTGTTACAGTTGCTTCTGATTGTATATCAGCAACACTTGTTCTTATTCTTAAACCATCACCAGTTACAGTAGTAGCTGTTGTAATTGCTCCGTCAGCTAGACGAACTCTAGCATATTGAACAGATACATTAGCTTCTGCGGTAATAGTAGCATCACCATTAACAGTATAGTTACCAATAGCATTAATAGTAGCATTGCTTGTAATACTTGCAATACCACCTCTAATTGCAAATCCATCTGCTGTAATCGTTGCAGTTCCTGTAATAGATCCTGTAGATGTTTTAACTAATCCACCTGCTGCCGTTACAGTGGCATCTGCGGTAATGTCTGCTGATCCTTCTGTTATCTTTGTTGGCGTTGCTGATACTGTTGCAACTCCATCGATTGACGCATTAGCAAATAATGTACGACTAGCATCTGCACTAACTGTTGCTTCACCGGTAACAGTTGCAGCAGCTTCTAATATACAAACGTTTGGATCTTCCCAGACAGCACTGTCTAATGAAAACGCAAGAGAATCTAGATTACCAAATTGGTCTAATTGTTCAAGCGTAAAAGGACCGCAAACGTCTGCCATAATTAAGCCAATGTAACAGTTAAGCTACCGATTGCTATCTTGAAAATATCTCCAGTATCGATCTGCTTGCTTGAGTCAAGGGCGGTGTGATACAAAAGATTGCCTGTTGTTAAAGCATCATAAATGCCTATGTGAGAAATTGTACCCCAGTTTCCTGTGGCTTGGTCAAATTCTACTGCTGCATCGTTAGAAATAGATCCACTTGTGCCAGAAGCTGTACCAAATGTTACTGCTTTTCTAGCATAAGAACCACCAGATACTTCTGTACCTGAACCTGCGTCTGTTGGGTCAGTTGTAAATAATGCTACATAAACTGCTGCAGGTGATGTGTAAGTTGTGCCATTTAAAGTTGCATTTAACAATGCGTTCTCTAAAAAGTCGCTCATTTCTGCCATAATATATTCCTTATCGTGTTGTTACGTTTAATGAAGTGTTAGGATATTGTTTGCCTTTATCACTTAACATGATGCTTGCAATCGCTCTATCGTACAAACTAGCCCAAGTTTGAACTCTTGCATCATTCATCAAGTATGGTTCAGCTTCAGCTAAAGTTGCATATAATAAAGCGTCTGGGTAATTAGCTAAATACACATTACTAGCTGTTGTGCTAGAAATAAATGTAGGTTTAGCGTAATAAAGCATTTGCATCGTTTGACTAGAGTCAGGTGCTGGTGCTAATTTAAACTCCTGATCTAATATCGTGTAATAGTAAGGCTTACCTGAATTAGTAGATTGTTTGTTTCTGTAAAATAAATCAGGTGTTTGATATTCCAATGTTATTGGAGGATTGCCTAACAAATGCAATTCTTTTGTTTCTAAAAAATCGTTTGGTAATGCTACTGTTCCGTCAGTCGTAGATGTTGTAGCTACTTTTAACATCTCTGTTGTTCGTAACTCTCTACTTATTCTGTGTTGTGCTAGAGTAATAAAATCAGGAATCTGTGTATTAAGATCTGATCTAGCTAGGTAGTTTTCAACTACTGTTACAAAACTTGTATAATTAGTAAATGCCATCTAATTGCCCTTTTAATCGTTCCCAACATTGATCCATTTCGCTTTCATGCCATTCTGCTGCTGCTAATGACCTTAACCATGGTTCTCTATCAGGATATGTTAAGTTTTCTATATCTTCTAACTTGTTTGAAATTGGTATTGCAGGACTGTAATCAGATACAATTACAGGAACTCCGTATAAACTTGCCTCTATATCAGCAACACTGCCAAAACTAACTACACAGTGAGCATTTTTAATATAATTAACTAATGCACCATCTGATTTACGCTTTACAATGATCTTGCGTTTAGAATATTGTCTAATTTGTTCGACAGTTTCATCTAGCCATTTATGAGCATTATAAATAAAAGATACTTTATCTGCAGGTGGTAATATCACAATATCATTACCTTCTCGGTATTCTTTCATCTTAGGTATTTTGCGATCAGAAGGTCTCCAATCGGTGCAATGATAATTGCTTACACAAAACCTTGCCCATCTCATGTGAAAATCACGATTAAAATAACCATGATCTATGTAGATGTATGGGATGTTTTGGCTTCTACATTCTATTTGGATATGATCGCAACCATGATTATTGCCTACAATAACAGGTATATCTTTACCATTCCAATTCTTTGTAACTTCACCGCCAGAGTATTTATGTAGACGTTTTAATACATTATCTCGTCTATCGATACCAGTTAGAATTAATTGCATGAAAGCACATAGTCCCCTGCAATTTGACCATGTAGTGTATATCCCCAAGACTTAAGTAGATCTACTGCTTGAGTATCTTTTAATCCAAA